GTAATGGAAAAATATCTAAAGAAGAACAGTTACTAATACGATCTGAAAATCCTGGAAAGTCTGATTCATACTATAAGGCTCACGAAAGAATGCTTCGTAAAGAAAGAACTATTAATTTTATTAATATTAATTATGATAGAACAATTACAGACAACGATGTTGCAGATGCCTGTGGAATTGGTCATTGGGCTATAAAAAATTGGGATAAGGCGATAGGAGAAAGTAAGTAATGCCAGAGTTAAATGCAAACATACCTCCAATAAACTGTTATGTAAGAGGAAATTATTTAAGAAACCACAAAGACAGTCATGATAAATACTTTGAGTGTGTAGTGTTTGGTGTGTCTAGCCTAAAATCTAGAAGCCCATTATTTCACATTATGATGCCAGACGGTGGATTATGGTGGAGACTTCCTATTTCTGCTTTTTGCACAGAGCCAGGTGTTCCTGAAATAGATTTACATAACTTAGTCTTGTGGAATTCCTTTAGCCATCACATTGCTGTGACAAGGTTTGAGAATTTAACAAACCTTAGAATGTCATACATAGATAGAACAAAAACAATGAATAAGGGAACCTATCTATTTACATTAGATTGGCATAACCCAGATACAAATGTTTTAGATGATGGATACTCAGAAAGCCCAGCAGACCACAAATGTGGACATGTTATTCAAAGAGATGATGGAAACTTTGCTATTCAACCCAACAATAGAGTACGCATATACGAGCCATCATTTACCCTTGAAAAAGAGTACCTGATTGATAGAATAATTAATGAGAGAAAGTATGATGTAGAAAATCAAGATAAATGGATCTTAGAAAACTCCGATAGGTTTAACTATGATATTTCTGACAAAGAGGTTGACAAATAAAGCCATGCCTGCTAAACTATATACATCGGAAGTCTATATGCGTAAGCGCTACCTTATGGATAAAAAGACTCCAGAAGAGATTGCAAAGGAGTGCGGAGCCAGTGTTGAGACTATCTACGTGTACCTTGCTAAATTTGGATTAAGGAAATCAAAACGATGAAAAAGATTAAATATTTTATGGCTTTTATATCATTGGTTATGGCTGTAGGACTTGTAACCGCAATTGCTACACTTAAAAACATTCCAGAATCTTTTGATTGGAATCTAGAGGAAGATGAAGATGAAAATTATTAAGAATTTTATAGATGTTGTAAAGGCGCTTGCACAAAGCCTGTTTTGTAAACACACAGAATCCTCAATATCTTCTTGCCCATTTACTGGGAGAACATATACGAACTGTTTGAGATGTTTTAAAAGACTATCGGTGGAGGTTACTAAATGAGCGAAGAAACACAGTTTACTATTGGACAAGTTTGTGATGAAATTAAGTCTATGCTTATTGCAAAAAATAAATCATATGGAAATTCTGCGTTAAATCCTGTTAGAATTTTTTCCACATCTGACAACATAGAACAACTTCATGTAAGAATAGATGACAAACTATCTAGGATTACAAGAGGTGGTTCTTATGTAGGAGATAATGACATTGATGACCTTATTGGTTATCTAATTTTACTAAAAATTGCAAGAGAATTAAAACATGTCAACTGAGTCAGAATTAATTAATCATCTTGATGAAGTAAATCAGGTAGTTACTGAATACCTTAAGGGTAATGACCCAACTGTTATTTCTAAAGAACTAGAAATACCACGCACTCGTGTTGTATCTTTAATTAATGAGTGGAAGGTTATGGCATCTGCTAACGATGCTATCCGTGCCCGTGCTAAAGAAGCCCTAGTAGGAGCAGACACGCACTACACAAAATTAATCACAAAGGCGTATGAGGTTATTGATGAGGCAAGCCTATCAACAAACCTTAGTGCAAAGACTGCTGGAATTAAACTAGTTTTAGATATTGAGTCAAGAAGAATTGATATGCTTCAAAAAGCAGGTCTTCTTGAAAACAAAGAACTTGCAGAAGAAATGATTGAAATTGAAAGACGGCAAGAAGTTCTTGTTGGAATCCTAAGAGATATTGCTTCAGAACATCCAGAAGTAAGAGATATTATTATGCAACGCCTTTCTGCTATTGCAAAAGAGGGAGAAGTGATTACTGTTGTCCACGATGTTCAATGATTTTCTTGAGGTATTAAAAGAGAATCACTTTGTTGAAAAACCAGTTGACGTAAAAACATTTGTCCAGTCACCTGACTATCTTGGTCAACCGCTTTTATCTGATATTCAATACGAAATTGTTGAGGCAATGAGCCAGATATATCGTAAAGAGGATTTAATAGAGATCATGGGAGATGTTGAAGGAAGTAAACACTTTAGTAAGTACACCAAAAATGAATTAATTCTTCAACTTGGCAAGGGTAGCGGTAAAGATTTTATTTCAACAGTAGCCTGTGCATATGTAGTATATAAACTCCTATGTCTAAAAGACCCAGCAATATATTTTGGTAAGCCTGCAGGAGATGCTATTGATATTATTAACGTTGCTGTTAACGCACAGCAGGCAAAGAACGTTTTCTTTAAAGGCTTTAAAACTAAAATTGAAAAGTCCCCTTGGTTTGCTGGAAAGTATAACGCTAAGGCTGACTCAATTGAGTTTGATAAAGCAATTACTGTTTATTCTGGACACTCAGAGAGAGAATCTCATGAGGGTTTAAATTTACTTATGGCAGTGCTTGATGAGATTTCTGGTTTTGCAAGTGAGGTTGTGTCTGGAAATGAACAAGGAAAGACTGCTGAAAATATCTATAAAGCATTTCGTGGAACAGTTGACTCTCGTTTTCCTGACCTTGGTAAAGTTGTTTTGCTTTCATTCCCCCGCTACCAAGGCGACTTCATTTCTCAACGATATGAATCAGTAATTGCTGACAAAGAAACTATTGAGCGCAGACATACATTTATAATGAATGAAGACTTGCCACACGAAGATCCAGGAAACCAGTTTGAAATTTCGTGGGATGAAGATACAATTCTTCAGTACAAAATTCCAAGAGTCTATGCATTTAAAAGACCAACATGGGAAGTAAACCCTACTCGTAAGATAGAAGACTTTAAACTAGCGTTTTATACTGATCTTGGTGATGCCATGATGCGTTTTGCATGTATGCCAACCTATTCATCTGATGCTTTTTTTAAGCAGATTGATAAAGTTGAAAAGTGCATGAACACTAGAAACCCACTAGATTCATTTAGAAGGTTTGACGAAACTTTTGTACCAGATCCAGATAAGACATATTATATTCATGCTGACCTTGCACAAAAACACGATAAGTGTGCGGTAGCAATTGCTCACGTAGATAAATGGGTAAACATTCAAGTAATTAAAGATTACGAGCAGGTAGCACCTATCGTAGTAGTAGATGCAGTTGCATGGTGGGAGCCAAGAGCAGAAGGCCCAGTTAATCTATCTGAAGTAAAGCAATGGATTATGAACCTGCGTAGACAAGGTTTTAATATTGGCATGGTTTCATTTGACCGTTGGCAATCATTTGATATTCAAAATGAACTGCAGGCTGTTGGAATTAGGACTGAGACAGTCTCTGTTGCCAAGAAGCATTACGAAGACCTTGCTATGATGATTTATGAAGAGCGTGTTTCTATTCCAAGAATCCCTATCCTATTAGAAGAGATGTCAGAACTTAAGATTATGAAAGGTAATCGTGTAGATCACCCCCGCAAGAAATCTAAGGACTTGGCTGACGCTGTAACTGGAGCGGTATTTGGAGCAATATCACACACACCAAAGAATAATAATACTGAGATAGATGTCCATACTTGGTCTTCTTCTGCACGACTTGCAGAGAAAGACAAGGGTATGGTAGAATTAGATAATCGGAAAATGCCTGACGATGTTAGGGATTTTTTAGATGGTTTTAATTTAATTTAACTTTCTGGTCATAGGATCAGATAAAACTAACAAGGAGAAGGAATGAATTCATTTAAGAAAATCGCTCTTGCCGTGGTTGCAGCCATGACATTGGGCACAATTGTAGCAACACCTGCAAGTGCTGCCGTAATGACAGTGGCTGTATCGCTAAACGGAACTGCAAATACAACAAATTCCGCTATTGCTACACCTGCTGCATTGCCAGTACCATCAGACAACAAGATTGATGCAACAGATGCACTTAGATTTGTTGCAACTGTTGACACAGGAACAGCAGTTACTGTATCAGCAACCAACGCAACAATCGTGTCTGCTCTACACTCAGATGCAGCACCAATTGGAGCATCGTCAGGATCATCATCTTTGACAATCGCAACAGGTACTGGAACAACTGCAACATTTTTTGTCTACACAAAGACAACAGCAATTGGTACAGTTACAGTTACTAACCAGGGAACTACTTTTACATACTATGTACAGGGTACTGCTGGACTAATTAACAACCTATCAGTTTCTGCTCCAACAGCAGGTGCTGCTGGCACAAAGCATGATATTCTAGTTACAGCAACAGATGTATTTGGAAACAAGGTTTCTGGTAAGTCACTTACTGCAACAGTATTTGCTGCAACAGCAGTCATGGATACAGCAACAGCAACAACTGGTGCTACACTTTCAGACTTTGGAGTAGCAACATTTAAGGCAACACTTCCAGCAACTGGAAATCGTTCACTTATTATGTTTGCTCCAACTACTGCTGGCGATGCATCAACTGCTGATGTGGTTGGTCTAACTGCTCGCACACTTGCACCATTTGCAGAAATTGCTGTTCGTGATCTAGTATCAGAACTTGCTGCTGAAAAGGCTGCAAAGGATGCAGCAGTTGCTGCACTTGCTGCTGAGAAGGCTGCACATGATGCAACTAAGGCTGCAGATGTTAAGGCTCTTGCAGATGCAAAGGTTGCTTCAGATAAAGCACTTGCTGATGCAAAGGTTGCTGCAGATGCAGCACTTGCTGCAGCAGTTAAGGTAGAAACAGATAAGGCTGCTGCTGCTAAGTTAGCATCAGATGCTGCTCTTGCTGCTAAGGATGCTCAGATTGCTAAGTTAACAGCAGATAACGCTGCTGCTCTTGCATCACTAAAGAAGGCATTTAACACACTTGCAAACAAGTGGAACAAGAAGAATCCAAAGGCTAAGGTTACTCTAGTTAAGTAACAAAACCTTAAAAGTTTGGGAGTCAGGAAACTGGCTCCCTTTCTTTTTGCCTGCATGTCTAATTGAATAATTTGATATAATAGGCAAGAGGAGAGTCCACCACTTTGAAAAAACTCTTGCGTATATTTACAGTTTCTATACTTGCTTTTGCTTGGCTTTTAATAGCCCCTACAGAGGCTAATTCTGACGACCCTCTAACCGCTGCAGCCCAAGAAATACAAGAACTTAATAGCAAAGTAAGCAATTTAGTCTATCAAGATGATTTTATAGATCTTATAGACATAGCAGAAAACAAGTTTGACTATGCCAAAAATGCGATGGAACTTAGAGATGATGCAACCGATGCACATGAAGATGCAGTAGAGGCAGAAGCCACAGCCTTAGAAGCAAAGAGCCTTGCTCAGTCAAATGTAGATGCTCAAACAGTCACAGTAGCCCTTGCCCTTGAGCATAAAAACAATGCCCTTGAAGAAAAGAATGATGCTCAAGATGCACTCAGCATAGCCAATATTAATGTTCAAACTACTCAATCAAATATGCAGAGTGCTGGAGAATCAGGTTTGGCATACACTGTTTATACTCTTGTTAGACAGGGTAATGTTGCTACCCCAGGATCTGTTCTTTGTTCTGGCACCTGGAACTCAAGCCACATGCAACTACCAGTTTGTGGTAACAGATACGAAAACTTTATAGTTAAGTTCACTGGTCAAATAACAGTACCGTCTTGGTTCACATCAACATATTTTGCAGGATATACAGATGATGGATTTAGAATGTACGTAGACGGAAATCTTGCAATAGATCAATGGATAGAGCAAGGAACTACTTGGAGCGATTACTCTCCCGTATATGATGTTAGCGAAGACAAAACTTTAGATGTAGAAACATGGTGGTATAACGGTGGAGGACCAGGTTACTATCATCTTGGCTGGGCTATACCTGGTGGATGGACTGGAGCAGGATGTGATTATGCTGGAAATCCAAGAGTCTGGGGACAAAATTTTAGTTGTAATCTTAATACATTTTCTTCTGGATCAGGACCAACTCAATCACAAATAAATGCTTACAATGATGCTGTTGCAGCACAGGCTATAGCACAAACAAACTATAACAATAAATTGGCAGTATACAATGACAAACTAAGCGTATACAACTCTGAAAATTCAACACTGTCATCAATGAACCAGGTATTGCAAACCAAAACACAGGAACATCTTGATGCCGTTGCAGATACAGAAGATGCTTTAGAATTGAAAAATAGCAGAATAGAAATATATAATCAGTCAATAATTGATTTAAATAATGCTATTAGTGATGCATGGGAATATTACTACGAACAATCACAGAGAGAACTTAATGCTGCTATTGCTCAAGCAGCAGCCAATGCTGCAGCCAATCAGCCGACCCCAGAACCCACACCAGAACCTTCTCCAGAACCAACTGAAGAGCCAACAGATGAACCAACTCCAGAGCCTTCACCAGACCCTACAGATGAGCCAACTGAAGAACCTACACCAGAGCCATCTCCAGAGCCTACAGTAGACCCTACAGATGAGCCTACACCTGAACCTACCCCAGAGGTTACACCAGATCCAGAACCAACTGAGGAGCCAGTCGTAGACCCAACAGAAGA